GTGGGGATTGAAGTGAAAAAACGGCTCGTATCGGCTGATAAATATGCGTTAAAATGTCCGAATCCGATGACACCGGAGTATATTACCATTCATAACACGGCAAACGACGCATCCGCCGCTAATGAAATCAGCTATATGACGGGAAACAGTGAATCAACGAGCTATCATTTTGCGGTTGATGACAAAGAAGTGATCCAGGGAATTCCGTTGGACCGGAATGCCTGGCATTCGGGAGACGGCACGAACGGTACCGGAAACCGAAAGTCGATTGCTATAGAAATCTGTTACAGTAAGTCAGGCGGCGAACGGTACAGAGCCGCAGAAGAACTGGCGATTGCGTTTGCGGCGCAGCTTTTGAAAGAACGGGGCTGGGGGATTGACAGAATCAGAAAGCATCAGGACTGGAACGGAAAGTACTGCCCGCACCGCATTTTGTCTGAAGGCCGCTGGGATGAAGTGAAGGCGAAGATTGAAAAGAAATTAAGCGGGAGTATGCCGGCGAAAAAAGCCTCTATTTCTTCTTCCGCGTCTGAATACCATGTGAAAAAAGGCGACACCTTATCGGAAATCGCCGCATCGCACGGTGTCAGCGTAAAATCGCTGCAAAGCATCAACCATATCACCGATCCGAATCACATTACAGTCGGACAAGTGATCAAGCTCGCTCAGACGGGTTCTTCTTCAAAAAGTCAGGCTGTGTCTTCCTATCCGCTTCCATCCGGTGTGATCAAAGTGACGAAACCGCTGACGAAAGGGACAAACGTAAAACAAGTGCAAAACGCTTTATCCGCTCTTTATTTTTATCCCGATAAAGGAGCAAAAAATCATGGGGCGGACGGCGTTTACGGCCCGAAAACGGCAAATGCTGTAAAACGTTTTCAAACCGTCAGCGGATTAACGGCAGACGGAATTTACGGCCCGAAAACGAAGGCGAAAATAGAAGAAAAACTGTAATCAATAAAACGGAAGCTCCCCGGGCTTCCGTTTCTTCTTACATACAAACTGCGGCAAGGGCCTTTTGAATATCATAAATGCTTTCATCTTTTTTAAACTGCTTTGAGACAGCGGGAAGTTCCGCGCCTGAAATCCAAATTTTCAGCTCTGAATCAAGGTCAAAGCGGCCGGCGGTTTCTACGCTGAATCTGGAAATGCTCTTGTACGGAATGGATTGAATCTCCGTTTTCTTCCCCGTGAGTCCCTGTTTATCAACAAGGATAAGACGCTTATCCGTAAAGACAATGATATCTCGGACAAGCTTAAATGCGGCGTTGACATTCTCACCTTCCAGCAGAATACGGGCCAGTTCTGCTTTTGCTTCAGCCGTCGATATTGTTGACGCATTGCCCAGCAAGCCATTGATGAACCCCATGATATATCCCCCCTGTTACGTATTCTATCAAATCATACTATAAAAAGGTTTCCATTCCCAGATGAGTAGAGTAAACTGGTGCTGACTGGAAAAGGAGAGCATGTTACACATGAAAGATAGATATGACAATTTCGCAGCCCTTTCAGCTGCTGAATCAGAATACAGTATTATTTATGAAGAAAAAGAGGGAAGTAAATGTATCGTCCTCGCTCCCCACGGCGGCAGGATTGAGCCGGGAGTCAGTGAGCTGGTGCGGGCATTTTCTGACCAAAGCTCAATTTATTTATTTGAAGGAACGAAGCGGTGCGATAACCGTTCTCTCCATTTGACAAGCACACGCTTTGACGAACCCCTGGCTTTAGAAAAAGTGACCGCCCATCATTACGCATTGGCTTTTCATGGGTATCATGATCTGAAAAAGGCAAATACACTCGTCGGGGGCGCGGATCTGGAAAAAGCAAGACTGATTTGTGATCTGCTGCGTGAAGCGGGGTTTGATGCCGAGCTGACAGAGAAGAATGATCGGCTGGCAGGTGTAAATCCCGGCAACATTGTCAATCGGACAAAAAGGAAAATGGGGCTGCAATTGGAAGTGAGCACGGCGCAGAGACACGCGCTGTTCAGCAATTTTGGCTGCCGGGGAGAAAAATATACGCCAACCGATCTGTTTTTTCGGTATGTAGAAGCCGTGAAGGCCGGTTTTTATGATAAATGAACAGGGGGGGCCCGTTCTTACACATTCACTGGAGCTATGTGGCGCAAGAAGTGCTTGGCTGGCAGCACGGTGAGAACAGCGTCAAGATGCAAAAACCTTTCCTGCGATTTAAAATGCTGACACTCTGCCGGGGGAGTATCGCTAATTTTCAATAAAATACGGCGTTTTTTCTTCAGCGGCATGCAAGTGTGTCTGTCCGCTTTCATAATACACATTCGGCCGCTTGTCGGATAACAGACAAGTGAGCCGCTTCTGAAATTGAATACCTGCTTTACGCCGTTCAAACAGCTCCAGCCTTTTTTCCGCAAATGATGCCGTCACCCGGAAAGCGGCTGCGATTAAAATGACGGCGTGGCTCCTCCGCTGGGGAAGCTCCATGTTTAACAGCATAAAGGTCGGCACACAGAAGTGGTACATAAAATGGTTGGCCTGAAATTCCTGCAGTTCCCTGAACAGCTTGTTCATATGAAAATGGTTGCCGGTATGCTTCAGCACATGGCACAGTTCGTGCGCAAAATCCTGCCATTGCTCTTCGGGTGACTTTTTTTGATTCAGGACGATGCTGTACATGCCGTCCCGCTTCAGCATCATACTGTGCGTATCTTCAAAATGAATCCAAATGTCAAGCTCCTTGGCAATCATCTGCATATCAATATGGAGAGGGGCGGTCATTCCCATGCGGCAATATAAGTTTTTGACGTATTCCTCAAGATGTGTTAAAAAATCGCCCAATTGAATACACCCTTTCGAACATATGTTCTTTTTTAAGCGAGAAAGAAAAGCCCTGATCGGACTTTGAATCAATTCCCTTTTCTTTTAAAAATAAACATTCAGCTTTTATATCGGCTGAACGTTAAGCAGTTTAAAGGAAAAGAGCGGATTATTTATGTTTCGGCCTGCGGTTTTTCTCTTTTTCTTTTAAATAATTAATGAATTCAATGGCCTGCTGCTTGCTTTCCGGGGAAAAGTCCTGCATGTCCCGATATGCGATCTGCAGGTCGGGATCGGCAAACATGTCTTCATCTGAAGGTTCTTTTCCGGTTAACAAATAATCAGTCGACACTTTGAAATAATCCGCAAGCTTTTGCAGCGTGTCGTAATCGGGTTCAGATCGGCCGTTTTCATAATGAGAATATCTGGCGCGCGAGACACCGATATGATTTGCGACTTCTTCCTGCGTTTTCTTTCCTCTGAGACTCTTTAATCTTCCGCCTATCATCCGAATGACCTCTCTTTTTTCAACACCCTAAGTTACTTATGATTATAGATACAAAATGTATCAAAATAAAGCGATGATAAAAAAAGTATCAAAAAGGTCTTGATGATACGAATTGTATCGTATATAATCAACATCATAGGGATACGGAATGTATCAACATGCGATAAAAAATTGATCAGGAGGGTGAGAGATGAAGCCGATTATCATCCGTTTCAGCAGCAATCCGGCTGACCAAAGATGTTTAGGAAAAGCAGGCGGCTCGATATCTTTTACCGCTTGCGGACTTCCGGTATTCCGATTTGATAACCGATTGCAGTATGAACGCTATATAAGTCTGAAGACAAACGGAGACGTCCAATATGAATCGTAAAAGCTACCCGTTTTTCATCTATTCCGGATTATTTAATTCAGAACATTATGACAAAATAGGGTCCGCCATATGGCTGTTTTTATGGTTCATCAGCTCAACGACAAAGGAACACGTAAAAGACGACGTAAAGTGGGGGATCGTCCTCGGTCATAAGCCCTTAAAAGCAAAAGAAATGGCCGACGTATTTGCCGTCAGCGAAAAAACCGTCAGACGGTGGCTTGAGGTTTTGGAACAGCATGAATATATCAAAACCGTCCGCGCCCCTTACGGACTCATCGTCTCAGTAAAGCACTCGAAAAGATTCACGCAGAAAAAGACATTGACCCGCCCGGAAGTCACAGACCGGACAATATCGGCGGATCACCGGGACAAAAATGTCCGGAGAGAAATAGATATAACAAAAAATCATACTGCTGAAGAAGCGATTAACGACATTGCCGCCCATTTTATCAGATTAAGGTCTGCACAGGAGGGGCGGAGCGTATACCCGTCGCCCCGGGATTATCAGGCCATCGCCCGTATTGTTTCTCTCGGTGCGTCAGCACAAGAAGCAATCAAATGGCTCGGCGAATGCTTTACAGCTTTTGAACAGCGGCGCACCTCTTCAGCTGAAACGATCAAGGCTTTCAGCTATTGCGCCAAGTATATGGAAGACCGCTTGAATGCACGAATTGCGGGAAGGACAATCACAACAAAAAAAGAGAGGAATACGATACATGACAAAACGAACGATCGAGCAGATACTGGCCGACCTGAAAAACGGAAAACGTCCATTACTGGCGGACAGACCGGAAGAATCAGACGAAAGCCGCTTTGACTGTCCGCTCTGTAAAGATCAGGGCGGTTATCTCAAAAACCAGCTGGGAATGGATGTGTGGGTTAAGTGCCGCTGCGCCGCCGAACGAAAAGCAGAGCGCATCCTCAGCGCAAGTGAGATTACAGATGCCTTTCGGAAGCTGGATTTCAAAGGATTTATCACGCGGGGCAAGCCTCAGGCAGTCGTCGACGCATATGAGTGCGCCCTTGAATATGTTGAAAACTTCGACAAGATTAAAAACTGCCGGAAAAACAGCATTGCCCTTTTAGGGCGTCCGGGATCGGGAAAAACCCATCTTTTGACCGCTCTCAGCAATTATGTCATGAGACAGAAGCAGACACCGGTGCTGTATTTTCCTTTTGTGGAGGGCTTTACGGATTTAAAAAATGATTTTGATCTGCTTGATGCAAAGCTTGGCCGTAAGAAACAGGCGGATGTGCTTTTTATTGACGATCTGTTCAAACCGCTGAACGGAAAACCCCGGGCGACCGATTGGCAGATTGAACAAATGTACGCCGTCGTGAATTACCGCTATTTAAATCATAAGCCGGTTCTTATCTCGAGCGAGCTGGCCTGTGACGGACTGGTGCAGGTTGATGAAGCCTTAGGCACAAGAATTTATGAGATGTGCAGCGATTATTTAGTCATCATTAATGGCAATTCATTTGACGTAAACCACAGATTAGAGGGGGCGAGATAATGTGTAAGCTGTGCGGGCCGAAGAAGGTCATTATGACGGAAACGGGTTTCGGCGCTGTCTTTCACCCTTGCCCGAACTGCAAAACAGGCACTGATTTAACGCCGGTCATTAAACGTCTTGAGCGAATGGTTCAAGACGCAAAAGCGAGGCTTGATGCACGTGTATAAATATATCAAATGGCTTTTTTGCCTGCTGTTCAGGGCGAAACGGATAGAAAAGCAAATTGAAGCATGGCATGAGGCTGATGGAAAGTGAGGATAACCATTGCAAGAAAAACACAGTCCCGCTCCATGGCGGGCCGTACACAGCGGAGAAGAAAAACCCATTTACATTTATTCCGCTTACAGCGAAGCGGATAAAGAGAAGTTCCCTTATTCAAACGGAAGGCTCATCGCGGCCGTTTTCAACTTAAGTTCATACTCACAGCAGATCAACGCGGCATTGATGGAGAAAGCCCCGGAACTTTTTGAGGCGGCCGAAACGGCTCTCCGCCTGCTCCGGGGAGAAAGTTCTGAAGAAAAAGAAGCGTTCATAAATAAGCTCGAAAGCCTCATACATGAAGTAAATATCCTGAAAAAGACGGGGGACGTAAAACATGAATCCTAAAAAACTGACTGACATTGAACATACAACATTAAAAAGCCAGCTGGAAGAAGGCAAGGTTCGGGTGATTATTGTAGACGGACTGAAGAAGGAAGCATGGCTCGCCGAAGCGCCGGAGCACGGCAAAACGCTTGTCGAAACGCGAAAAGGGGATCTGGCCCGGGTCGAATATGAAATCGGCTTTAAATTGAATTAAAAACAGAATACGTCCAAGACGGAAAGCCTGCGGACACTGATCAATCGCGTACATGCTGCGCATTGGTTGGTGTCCTTTTTTTGTTCCGAAAAAGAGGAGGATCTACATGGAAGACTTACTATTTGAATATAAACGCACGCTGAAAGAGACGAAAAAGTGGTACAAGCAGCTGGAGGAAGCCGATGAAACGATGCTTACTTCAGAAGAACTGAAAGATAAAAAAATCATCAGAACGATCATTACAGATGTGGAATATGTCATCGAATGGCTTGAAAAAGGCCGGCAGCCCGGCATAAGAAGAGCGATAGACCGCAGAGACGCTTATCAGAGAATGCTGATTAAAGATCCTAGAATCATAGAAACCTATTCGCAGGCGCTGATGTTTGAACCTTCCGCAAATGTGACTGAAGAAGACAGAATCAGACTGCGGGACGCATTAGCCGTTTTAACGGATAGAGAAAAAGAAATGCTGCTGCTCCACAAAGCGGAATGCTTTTCGTATGAACGGATCGCCGCCTTGCTGAATGTAAAGAAATCAACCGTACAGACGACGGTCAAACGGGCGCTTCTAAAAATTCAAAAACAGCAGGAACAAAGAAATCAATCGCCTGCTTCATAAGTTGTCATACGTTTGCCACCTAGAAGTGAACAGACGATCACAAAAAGCGGCCCGATTAGAAGCCGCTTTTTATTATAGACAATCATGTCGGAGGTGGCGGTGATGCCGTAGCATGAAAAACGCAAAAAGAGAACAGGCATTTACAATCTATCAGTCTCATAAAGGCCGCATCACAAATCGCGCCCTTGCCGGCAAATCAGGCGTATCCGCAAGAACGATCGGCAGATGGAAAAAAGAAGGGCGCTGGGACGAGGCGCTCCATAAGAACGCGGAAAGCGGCGGAAAAAACACCCCGGGCGAAGTTGATGAGTTAAACGAACGCCAGCGGCTGTTTTCTGCGGAATACGGACAATTAAGGAGCATCACCGACTTTTGTCCAAATGTTTATAGACACAGTGACCGCCGGAAATCCCATATACGTCCGAAGTTTCAGCACTAAAGGCGTTTGGTCGGAGTGGAGCCAAAGAGAAACAGATGCAGGCTCTCAAGCAAAAGTAGACGCTCACGCCAATAAAAAAGACATCCATGTCACACAGGCGGATAAAAATATGTGGAACGGCGCACAGCTTTCGAAAATAACAAACGATAACGGCGGCTATCTTCTTACAATTGGTGATGATGATAACTTTCTTGAAAAAATCGTTAAAAACGGCAGGGCGTTCGGCACCTTTTATTCAACCGGCAAAGCGGCAAACAGTCCGAGCAACGCTTCGACCCGCGGCATGTTTCATTTTACCTCTCTTGACAGTGAGGGAAATGGAACGTTTGGGTATGTCATTGCCGTCGATTATAAAAATAATATGTTCACGAACTATTTGGATTTGAACTTGGGCTGGCAGGGCTGGCGGCGCCTCGTTACTGAACTTGATACTGAGAATGTACCTTGGATAAATGTTCCTTATAAGAATGGCGCTAAATCAGGAGACAGGCCGCTTCAATACCGCAAAGTGGGAAACACCCTTCACCTGAACGGACACGTTCTTACGGACAGAGAAGTGGTATTCGGGAGTGTGCCATCCTCTTGTGCGCCGGCCAAAGGCGTTGTAACGATGGTTGCAGCCAGCGGCACCACCGGTTACAGCAAATTTATTATTTATTCTAATGGAGATATGAAGCTGACGGGAATTATGGCCAATATAGAAAATAACGTGAACGGCTATTATATTGACCTTGTTTTGGCACTGACGTAAAGGAGCGAGACAATGAAATTAATATTTCCGTACGACAATGACAACATTTATACAGGCACTCCGGTTGAGCTTTATCCGGATTCTGAGACAGGAGATTATTTGATGCCGGCTAACGCTGCGGACTTTCCGCCGGAAATAAACGGCGAAGGCATGTGGCGCCCATTTTTTGATGAAGAGAAACAAGAATGGGTGGAAACGGCTGACGAAGCATATAAAGACAGCTTAAAAAAAGATACGGCGCCCGATTCAAACCAGCTTGCAGGCCTCGGGGGACAGCTGGCGAATGAGAAATTGGCCAGAAAAGCAGCCGAACAGGCGCAGCAGTCACTCGGCAGGCAATTAGCGTCTTTAAAATTAGAATTATTAAACGTAAAAGGAGAATGAAAAAATGAAGAGACTTAACTTTTGGGTGTACGCTTTGTTTTATAAGTGGGCCTCAATAGAAATGGTAAAACAGGCTATGGGCTATGATGACTGCTCTGCCGAAGATCTGGCGGAAGGTGTGGCCGCGAAGTATATCACGCCTGAGGAATTTCAAGAAATAACGGGTGAAACATACGAAAACTATAAAAATGCTGTGTCATAAGCCGAACGGCTTTTTTTATTTGTCATTTTTAATAAATGAGAAAAGGAGGACGGCCGATGAAAAAGCATTCATTTGAATTTCCCGCCGATCAACTTGGCAGACCCGGCGCAGTAAAAGCTTATCGCGGTAACAAAAACGATTATGTCACGTCGGTTGCTGATTTGTCCGGAATGGCAGAGCTTCTTACCAATACGCCGCTAGAAGCGATTGAAGTTTACAGCCAATTCGGACAAGACCGTTTAGGAGCCGTCTTAATAGACAGAGCACAGGGGTGGGCTTATTCGGACCGCAGCGGAACTCTTTTTATCGAAGAGAGCGAGGATAACAATTCGTGGACAGCTTCACATTCTCTCGCAGTAAAAGGCGGAGTGCTGACCGCTTCGGGGTGGGTCTGCCTGACAAAACGATATTACCGGTTCCGTTTTGAAAATGGAAATCAAAAGCAGTCCGAATTTGTTTTATACCAATCTGTCGGTACGGGCGGTGATATGGCGTTTTCATATACAGACGTGATTTTTCATGAAAATGCAGCAGAGGCTGGCGAGGGAAGCATCTTCTCGGCGGGCGCTTGGAAAAAACTTCTCGTCGAAATCACCGGCACGGCTGAGTCGGGCCATGTCGCGTTTTGGGGGAGATCCATCTCGGGAAAAAACGTGCCGATCAGAGGAATCAGGTCTGAAGACGGAACATCAGCAGCCGGTACATCAGGCACAGACGAAGTGTGGTCATTTGATATTGCCGGTTTTAAGGAAATCATCATGGAAATCAAAAGCATTTCCGGCGGGAGCCTTTCTGTCAAAGGCACGGCATTTTCTTAAGAATGAAACTTCCGAAGGGAGGTGAGAACAATGTAAGAGGGGGGGAGCGGAAGTGCTTCTGGATGAACAAGCGGTGCAAAAAGAATTCGCAGGCATCAAAGGTGAACAAAAGGTGCTTGAACAGCGGGTGGCCGCATTAGAGCGGGTATCCGACCGGCAGGATCAGCAAATCATGACGCTGAATGAAAAACTGAACAAAATTGACGAAAACACAACATGGATTAAGCGGACCATTACAGGAGCGATCGTGACAGCAATCTGCACGGGCGTCATTGGCGGAGCCATCGCCATCATGTACAATCTGCTGCAAAAGTAAGGGGGAAACCGATATGAAATTCGCGGACAAAGGCACGGTCGTCAGGACGGTGCTTCTTTTGCTTGCTTTATTGAATCAAACTTTGCTGATGTTCGGCAAATCGCCGCTGAATATTCAGGAGGACCAGGTCAGCCAGCTTGCAGATACGCTGTATGCCGCCGGGTCGGCCGTTTTTACAATCATAACGACTGCCGCCGCCTGGTTTAAAAACAATTACGTTACAGCAAAAGGGAAAAAACAGCAGGCTTTATTAAAAATAAACAATTTATCGAAATAGGAGAGATGAGAATATGGTAAAAATCACACAGGATTTTATCCCGGCAGGAAACAATAACCGCCCAGGCTATGCAATGACACCGATTTACATTACGGTGCACAATACAGCCAATACTGCAGTCGGAGCTAACGCCAAAAGTCACGCAAGCTATGTGAAAAATCCCGATACACCGACAAGCTGGCATTTCACAGTCGATGATACGGAAATTTATCAGCATCTTCCGCTGAACGAAAACGGCTGGCATGCCGGTGACGGAAACGGAGACGGCAACCGTAAATCCATCGGTATTGAAATTTGTGAAAACGCAGACGGCAACTTTTCACAGGCCGTGGCAAACGCACAATGGCTCATCCGCACATTAATGACGTCGCACGGCATCCCGCTTGCAAATGTCGTTGCGCACAAGCATTGGTCAGGAAAGCTTTGTCCGAGAAGACTGTTGGATACATGGGATGAGTTTAAAGCGGGAATCGGTTCTGGGGAAAGACAGACGTATACCGTCCAAAAAGGAGATACGCTGTCGGCGATCGCGCGGAAATTCGGCGTCAGCGTGGCCGATCTGCAGAAATGGAATAACATCGCTGACCCGAACCTGATTAAAGTCGGACAAGTACTGATCGTCAGCCCGCCGGTTGAAGCACTGTATTCTCTCCCGGACGAGGTGATTCAGCTGACAGAGCCGTACACGTCCGGCGAAAAGGTATACCAGGTGCAAAACGCGCTCGCCGCGCTTTATTTCTATCCTGAAAAAGGAGCTGTCAATAACGGAATTGACGGTATCTACGGTCCGAAAACCGCAGATGCCGTGGCCCGCTTCCAATCTGTAAACGGGCTGACGTCTGACGGCGTCTACGGCCCCGCTGTAAAAGCGAAAATTCTGATGCAGCTTTAACAAAAAAGGCTGAGTCCCGTTCACATTGCGGGATTCAGCCTTTTTTCTTTTTTAACCGGTTCAATAGCCCGAGATTCCTCGCCCGCATCCTCAGCGAATAAGCGGAAAGCCCGAAGCGTCCGTAATCCACAAACTTTACGCGCCTGACAATTTTCTTCACATCATCACCTGTCGCATCTCTTTGTTGGTTTTATTATATGAAAGATAAGGAAAAAAGGAATAAGGACAAGAGCCGTGTCTCCTGTCCTTAGTGTAATCAAGCTTTTTTTTGTTTATACTTGTCAATCAGCCGCTCGTTTTCTTTGAAAATTCTGGCGGTATGAGGGCTGACCTGGTAACTTGCGATACTTGTCATTGAACGTTTTTTAAACATTTTAAACGGTTTCGCTCTTTGTTCCGGCTGCCCGTTTTGAAATGCCTGCTCCAT